ATCGTGTTGCTGTCGTAATTGAATTTCCATTTGGCAATGTAATTGAAGGTGTATATGAACTACTAAAACCAAAATTAGCAGGGTATACGTCAGAATCAATAGGAAATATATTTTCAGCAGTGCTGAAACTGGCTGATTTAATGTATATTTTATTACCGTATAACGTCTTTGCAACCTTTAATGATGCTGAACCAGAAGATTCTTGTATTACAACAGAATGCCATGAATCGTCAAATATTTCTAAATTAGATGCTGAAACTGCATTGCCAGTGCTTGTTGAAAATAACGTTAAAGTACCTTCATTATCATCATTAGTTTCTTTTGATAATACTAAAGTATATGAATCAAGCGAACCTTGATTTGTAATCTTTGTTATTCCATAATAGCTACCAACGTTATATGTATAATTTGAATCAGTTTTAAATCTAAATTCTAACACATTTGCTGGTACGATAGATCCTATTCCATTATCATATTGAGAAATTGGCACTTCAATAGTACCATCAGATCCTGACAAATAATATGCATAATGATATACGTCATGAACATATTCTGGAAAATGATTGTTATCCGTAAATGTCGAAGGACCTCCGTATTCTTTAATTGTTAATATTGTTGAAGGAATACCAAAGCAAGAAAGAAGTGCTTTAATTGATCGAGAAGTGCCTTTTGATTTTAAAATGTAAGGCAAATTATTAACTAATCTTCTCCAAATTTCTTTTGTATTATTTTCGTCTGATATTGAAGCAATTCCATTTATATCACTTTGTAAAGGGTAGCCTTCTGCATCTACACCTAAAGAATATTTCCATAATTCAGATGTTGATTTGCCATTCAATAACTCAAAGCCCATTGAAGATGCTACATGATACAATAAATCATTTGGCATTCCATCTTTAGGATGTTCTTCACGAGTATGAATTGAAGTTAAATTTTTAATATATGTCCATAAAATATCAAAATGCTGTGACATCATATTAATAAAAAGAACATACTGCTCACCATCTTCTGAATTTTGTATATATGCTGGAATTGTATTTTGAAGTGCATGCACGTTAAATTTATCATATATCGTAGCAATTTCTAGCAATCCATTATAATAATTTTGAGCAACTTCTGAATTAACAGATTCTTGACTAAAAAAATGACCGTATAAGTCCGGATTCCATTGCGTTATAGCTTGTGACCATAATTGATAAGCTTCTAACCATGTCGAAGCGATTATATTAGATGCCGTAAAAGGGATGGATGAATTTTTTGGCCATGGAGTTATAGGATCACTAATTCCGTACGAGCTAGTAACATCATAAAACGAATACAATTTAGATTCATTTGATTCAAAAAATAAATACTTTTCAAAATCGTCAAATGAACTAACTATTTTATTTCTTTTACTATATAAATCAGATAAATTAGTACTTACTGCAGACCCTGCATCGTTATCGATAGAAAGTATTGTCGTTATTTGTTGAGTATAATATTCAATTAATTCTAATTTATACTTAAAGTTTTTAACTCTTTCAACTGCAGATCCATAATGTATAAAATTATCGAAATATCTATAATTAATATTTAATTTAATTCCAGATAATGATCCTGAAAAATAATTATCGATGATTTGTTGTGATGTCGATGCATTTGTTGCTAATAAATCATTCCAAGATTTAAATGTCGTTGCAACCGAACCACCTTCATATTGCTCTAAATCAAAATTTGGACCAGCTAATGCAGTTACTGGTTCAGGAATAAATTCAGGTATAATTGATATTGAATCTAAAAACGGAGTAATTATTTCTTCTGAAATAAATACTTTAGATTTTTCGCCATATTTTGCAGGTAGCGGTTCGTATAATTTAATAAATATTTCCGGAGTTGTTGAGAAATCAATTTCAAATCGAAAATTAATTATTTGATACGTTTCATTAAATCCAAAGTTTAAAACAAATGAATCAAATACATCATTATTTGATGATAAATCTGCCCATCTATCTCTTAAAGATTGTAATTGATTTACTAATTCTAAATTTGTATAATCAGCTAATTGCAATCTTAACTCTCTGCGAGAAGGAGAAATTTCTTTAATAAAAGCTTTTTGCGAGTCAAACCCACCTAAAACATTATCAAATAAATTATATACTAATTTATACTGACCTTTATTAATTCCTAAAGTTTCTAATTCTTTAACAGCATCAATTGCTAAATGCTTATATGCTACTGCAAATGTATCTTCCTGAAAATCAACACGAGTCTGTACTCGCGGTGACACTGACTGCTGATTATTATTATCTTCAATTGTAAATATCGTATTATGATTACCAGTTAAATATATCCCATCTGGAGTATAAACGTGTAATTCTAATTTCGGTCTACTATTGTCTTTGAAGGTAACTGAAAAATTTCGGATATCTAAAAGCTGTCGATCAATAGACTCTAATCTAGATACTTCAATAGTGCTAGTTGCTTTTAATAAGTCCGTTTGATTTGTATATACTGATAACATTTAATACTTTAGGCTTTTATATAAATATCTACTTCAAATATTCTAGTAGATTATTTACTACCCCCATGTTCGAACCGCTTGAGAATTGTTAGTAACTACTAATCTTCCAGAATCTTCTAAAATTAATTTGGCGGTGGAGTTGTAATTGCTGAAAGATAGACCTCTTGCAGTGTCTTCCGAAACGTTGTTTTTATAAACTATTAAACCTCCAGGAGTAAATGCCAATGTATATATTCCTTGTCGATCGGCAGTATATAGTGATTTTCCGTCGTTATCACTTATAACTCTAACTAATTCTACAACCGCATCTTCTAATGGATTTCCTCTTTCGTCAAATTCTCCTTTCTTTACAACAAAATTTCTATCTCCTTGAATTATAGCTACGTACTTTCTATTTTTTGACAAAAGCCTGTCCATAAATAATCCCTCACTATCTACAGTACCTGCATACAATTTCATTCCATACTTTAATATGTTCGGAATTTTATTGATAATTGCTGCAGCAGGCGTATTAAGTTGAGCTCGAAGTGCTTCTAGCTGAGCTCGAAGTGCTTCTATTTGTCTATTCAACGCATCAATTTGTTCTCTATCAACATCTCGATTTGATTTTAAAGTTTCTCTTTCAGCGTCTAAAGCATTAATTTTAGCTAGTAAAAAGTCTATTGGAGCTCCTGTATTTTTTATTACAAACTCTTCAAACTCAACATCAACAACTTGATTGAATTTTGCATATGATGTTTTTTTAGTTGCTAAGCTAATAAATTTTCTTTTTGTATCAGTTGTACTATTTTTATCAATAACTAGCTGCCCAGCTGTACTTGTATTATACGCTTCATATTTAAAGCTATTAACTTCTAGCGGATTAATTTCTCCTGTGAAAATCTTTACAGGATCAAATTCATGTATTTCGTAATTTGTCATTATTTAGTAATTTTAAAAATAAAGTCATTTGAATTAAAATATTCAGTTACTCCGTCAATTACTGATTTAATTTCAAATTTATAATACCTTTCAGGATACATCATTGTCGTGTAAAAATCAAAATAGCTTCCTGAAGTATTAGTACTAATTTTAGTTGCGTTACCATAAGGAATAATTATTTGATCGTTATGAGCATCTAATATTTGATAATATGTCGTAGTTGGTAGTGCTTTAATTGTAATAAAGTCAGAATTTTGTACAAATGTTGGTCTAGGATATTTAGGTCTAGATGCTACTAAAATCCTAACTTTTGCGTCTTTAGGATATTCTGATTTAAAATTTCTAGTATAAATTATAGGATTGTCTTCATATGTAATAACACTTAATGAACCTGTATTATATGAAAAACTTCCGGTCCAACTAATATACAATTGAGGTTCGAATACTGTATGAGTTTCTGAAGAATAAAATTGTATATTTGTATTTGGAAAATTTGCAGATTGAACTGCGGCGTTATTTAATGAAACTATAAATCCATTATTTGTTAACGATCCAGTTTGCCATGCCTTAACAATATTAGTAACGTCGATGTCAACTGTATCTGTAGTTTTAAAACTAAATGACTGACTGGCTATTGAACTGGTATACCATACACCGCCTCCTTGAGTTGTGTTATAGTCCATATCTCTACCTGTAGTTAATGAGCTAGACCATGCACTTGAACCAGATCCTTGAGTTGTTATCCAAGTTGCTCCGACAGTAGCGGTTACTGCAGATTCAATTGTGTTAGAAAAATATCCTACTCCATTTGACCAACTAGCAGCTAATGCCTTTGCTTCAATCGTGTATGTTTGAGGAAGCTCAGATTCTTGAACTGTATATAATTTTAAACTTGCAGATATGTTATTGAGTGATATATTATTATCAGTTAATATACTTGACAATGATGATATATCAAATTTAATCAAAGCTCTTGATTCAGCTAAGTCTCCTCCGGCGCTAGTTCCAGATTTTCCTATTTCTAAAATTTGATCTAATCCTGTATTTCTATACAGGTCAGATTCATATATTGTTGTATCTTGTAATGCTGATATTGACCAAATCATATTTTAATTTATTTTATAATGAAACAACTTTACCAATTATATCTGTATTTGGAAATTTAATTTCAAATATTGAAGGATCTAATGAAGGATAAATTACACCTGCTTTAGTTGCAGCTGCAATATCATATACATTTCCAGAATATCCTTGCGTCGCATCATATAAATTGACAATATTAATTGAAGTTACTGATTGAACGCCTTGTACTCGATCTAATTCTGTATATATCTTTGACATTACAATAGGTTGATTAATTTGCCATTGTCTGCTGTTAAAAATATTTTTTAATTTTTCAATACACATTAATAACACTTCATTAGAATTGTATTCAGGTAGCGTGATTATTTCAAATTTAACGCCGATATTAATAACGTATGCCGTCTTAATATTGACAGTGTCGGTTAATAGTCTGTATTGATTTATATAAGTTTTTAAATTTTCTTTAACTGCTGTATTTAATTCCGTTAAATTGCCATTACCATCATATCCTAATGTATACAAATTAATTGCTAATGGATTAGGTATCATTTCTTGACCATTGTCTGGATTAAGCTGCTGATCTTGAATTACATATGCTTTTGCGATAGATCCAAATCTCGAAGGCATTGAATATGCTCTGATAATATAATCTTGCGCTGTAATACTTCTTTGTTGAGTTGCAAAATTTGCCATCGCATTTTGTCTAATCTCTTCAATAGTTTCTTCTGATTTACCTCCTATTGCTGGAGTTGGATTAGTGCAAGCTACAGATGCTTTAATTTGATTTAACAACGCAATGTCTAATGCTTGAGAATCTATTTGATATTCTACATTAGCAATTGTTTTTAAAGAATATGAAGGTACATTTGATTTTATTCCACCACCTGTCGTGTATTTAACTGTTAATGTTGTATTTGAAGGCGCCAAACCATATGATTTTGTATACATAAAGTTTGAAGGATCTATTGGATGATCGAATTGAGTTTGTAATCCATTTAATCCAGATCCTACATTATCAGGATTTGGAATTATTTCTTCATCATTATTAGCTGATATTCCAGGACCAAATTGAATTTCTAAATTTTTATCAGCTTTAAATTTAGTAATAAATCGATATGCTGT